GAAATCCCATTCTATTATCCTCAATAAATTAATTTATATGAATTCATTATACGGTTATATACCCAATTATTATTATTTATAATATCCTTGATTTCTATAATAAATCCCAATTACTTGATCTCTCATCTTGACCATCATCTATAAATCCAAATGGTATCATATCTCTTTCTATTTCTGCTTGTTGCTCATCATATATTAATGACTTGATGTTAATATCATATATCTCATTGAATATACCTAGTTGTACAAAATAACCAAACATAACTAAGTTCATTACTAAATCATCATGATGTGCTTTACCGGCTTCAAATGATGAACCCTTTGATACAAATGTAGTTAACTCAGATATAGTTTCTGAATCATATAATGTTAACTTACCCTCTTCTATAATATCCTTTATATTAGAACAACCAATTCGCTTAACCTTATGAGTCATTGTAATACCAACATCTTTCGATTTAACAAAAGATTCTACATAGGTATGCTCATACTCTAATTCATAATATAACTCATTACCTACTACAGACCCTTGATCATTAGATTCTATAACAACATAACAGTTATTATATACCTTAGCATACTTATGTATAACATCAGGGAATAATAGGGGTGATATAGTATTTACTTGATATACAGCAACTTGCTCAAATACCTCACCTGTAATATCAAGTATATTAAAAGTAGAATAATCTCTACCTCTTCCTTTAGCTACATCAACAAGCATTATATATTGATGTTTTTCTACTGTCTCTTTATATATACGAACACCATCATCCCTTCTATAGAGTGGCTCAGACGATCTTAATGATAATAATGTGTTTGCTGTAATTAATGTATTACCTATTCCAATAAACCTATTACCAAATTCTTGTTCAAATTGAATTTCTGATGTATTAGCTATTGTTTCTTTTTTCCATTCATCATCTCTACCTGGTACATCCCACCAGTCCACACGAAATGGTTTATATGAGTTTATATTTGTTACAGCTCCTTCCCATAGTTTATGATATACATTACCTAATCCATTAGCTGTTGATGTAATAATAACTCTTGTAGTCTTACCTGATGATATTACTGGATATGTTGATGTATAAAATTCCCCATCATTCTCTACAAAGGCAAACTCATCAAGGAACAATAAAGATATAGACATACCACGAATAGAAGATCCTGAGGTAGCAGCTGCAATAATACGTGAATTATTAGAAAACTCTATAGAGCCTTTATTAAGTACTTTACAACCGGCCTGAAGAAAGAAAGGTAAGTTCTCTAATGCTAATGTTACTCTTGATAACATTTCACGAGCAGTAGCACCTTTGTTTGCAAGAATAGCAATAGTCTTATCAGGATGGAATAGTGCATACCATAAAAGATATACAACAGATGATATTGATTTACCTGATTGTCTACAGGCTAATACTATAGAAAACCTATTATCTTCAAAATGCTTAAACATCTTTTCTTGATAAGGGTATAAATCAAAGGGTGTTAAGCCTTTATCTAAATGTATTATTTTAATGTAATTCCGAGCAAAGTATGCAGGATCATTAACACATTTAGAATACTCTTCTACTTCATGTAAAGACCATTGATGTGATATACCATCTTTCTTTACATTAATATTACCTAGATAACCAGCTTGTCCATTAATAAGTTCCATTATATTCTTCCATTATACCATCAACAATCATTTCAATTGCTCTAGTATTATCAGATTCAACAGTCTCTGATCTACATTGATACCATCGTTTTAATTCGTTTAGTATAGACTTTTCTAACTTTAATGTTTCATTTCTATCTAAATCAAGTGTATACGTTTTATAATAAGATAGTAATGGATCAGATGTTCTGTACGCTTTAAGACGTTGTTCTAAGTCTTTAGTAATACCTACTTTAATTAGGTTATTCTTTATCTTTATAATATAATAAAACATCTTGACATTTCATGAATAATAGTGTATAATATTACTAGTGATGCAGGAAAGTGGGTATACTATACCTTCTTATCATGTTCAATAACATCTTTGTCTTTATCAGCTAGTAGTTTTTGTAAATCAGTGGCAGAACCAATAAAGACATTGTTATTAGTAATAGCTTCATTAGGTTTATCAGTTACTTCAATCTTCTTCTTTTCTTTCTGTAGATTCATTAATGATTCAACTACTTCTGCATTAGTTTTAATCATGTTAGAAAGTACTTCAAAGGCCCGTGGATGTTCAGACTCTCGTGCTAAATCCATCATCAACTCAATACCTTCCGATTGTTTATCCGAAAGATTATATAAAGATGATCTTATATATTCATAATCCTTATCAATATCTTTTTTCATTGTAATTACTAGTGTTCTACAAAATAATCTATTGTTTGTACTATAGTATGTGCATCTTCTTTATTAGCAGTAGCAGGATCAACATCTGCATTAAGTGTTTCTAATAATATTTGTGGTGTTCTAGTAGTATCATGTATATTAGCATCTACGTGCTTAATAACACCCGCTTCATGTACAGCTTGATAAAATCTTAATTTAGTAGTAAAATCTAATGTATATATAATAGATCTACGTGACACAAAATCACCCTCATAATCTTCTGATAAATCTACAGATTGGAGAACAAAAGGAATGTCTGTCTTACGATCTATATTATTATTCTCTATAATAGTAACAGTATAATCCGGTTGGAATAGTGGTAATATCTGTTCAACTATCTGTAAACCTTCATCCATATTCTTAGCTAATATAGAAAGTTGGAATCCTACATTATACGGAGCATATGTTCTAAGATATTGTCGTTTATAAGAATCAGTAGGATGAGCGTACGAATCTCTGATTTGTTTATTAAGTTTGGCTGTAGAATCATAATCAATTGAAGTTATCTCAAATGCCATCCTTGGTAATTTTAAAGCTACTGAACTAGATAGATTAGGCTCTTCATTTAGACGAGCTATAAACTTTTGTTTAGGACCATAAGATAATGGTACTTTATTTGTTTCTAATATATTACCAGAACTGTCTCTTTTTTGTACTTTAAGATCATTAAAGAGTGTACCGAATACAGATACAAGATTTCTTATATGTTGATTATAAAAAGGTGTTTCAAACATTATGGTTCACCAAATGGATTGTTTTCAGAGAAATCTATAATAGCATCAGATTCTGTAGAGAATGTTGCATTTTGAGCTGCAGGATCGTTTCTATTTAGCTTATCATTAGTTAACCATGGTTTATTATCAAATACTAAATCAGCTGCTGAAGAATATATTGTCCATGATGCCCCTGAGTCAGATCCAATAATAGGATATGTAGAAGATACTACAAAACTCCGTGCAATACCATCAGTTCCTGTAGAATCATTAATATACAATACTGCAGTATTAAATCCACCAGGATGTTCTATCTTAGATATTTCACCTGTTACATATACATCAGTAATATCAGTTGATTGAGTAACAGTTTCCCCTGTAATAAAACTAGTACCATTCCCAGTATTAATACCAAAAATATCATAATTAGAATATGCTAATTCAATATTGTCTATTTCTTTAATACCTGTTTCAAATTCTTCAGATGAATATTCAAACAATTCTGCATTTAATTTATATACAGGTAAATTACCTAATGCATAAAAAGGTTGTTCATGTTCTACAAATGATATTTGGAATAAGTTTCCTGTCAATGGAAGATATATTAAATCACCTTCTTTAGGTCTATCAATATCATCACCATTCCAGAGGGATATTTCTTTTTCCCATCTTCTTTTAGAACATATAAAAGTAGCTTGATCTCTTATCTGTAGACCAAACTTAGACATTAAATCACCTTCACCTTCCCAATTATCTGTATTCTCTATATACATCTCAACAGTATAGGCATCAGTAAACCTAGCATAATCTTCGTTTAATAGTTCGTCTTTTGTAATAACTTCTCTTGGAATATACAAAACATCCTGACCAAACATCTTTAACGATTCTATTATAATATCTTCGTATAGATTTTGTTCAGAACTAACTTTATGATTAAAAAATACGTTAGTAGCCATATCTATTAACCCATCGCAAAGTCAATAGGAAGTTCGTAGTCTAACCTAATATTCTCTTCTATTTTCTCTATATCAATTATAGCATCATCATATATCTGCCGACCATTAAGTGTAACACCACCTGGAAGTATCATACCATCAAACTTAATAAGATTTGCACCCCATTGACGTTTAATAAGAGCAGTAGTATATTTCTTTAGAAGTCTATCATTATACACAGCAGCTACATTATTGGGATCTAGTATAGTGTATGCCGCTATAATAATGTGATCATCAACTTTTAAATCTTTATCATCTACATCAA